AGAGCTTGTTTTACACACCACTTCAAACATATATCATAAAATTCAACTCCATAATGAAAGGCTTCAAGAAGAACGCTTTGACAAACAGAATACATCTGTTCAGAAGTGCACTCCTTATCACACCACTTAACCATATTCGCCAAAGACTTAAGAGCCAATGGAGCCATAAGACCTTGCGGGGTAAGGGAAAAAGTCCTTTTCAAAAAAGTAACATTTTCCCACGTGACATGCATTTCACCCGTTTTAAAAGGAGAAGTATAAACCATACCAAAAGACTCTAAAAAGAACTTCTGAAGATATAGCATATTATATCCATCATACTCAGTAGGAACACTGAATAAAGAATCATCTCCTACAAAAGCGGTTTCAACAACATGCCAATCATCTTCCGCATACAAACTAACAAAGGCCTCTTTATGAGCAAGCCAATTGCAAAAAGTATTGAAAAGACTCGTAATAAATGAACCACTAGAAGTCCCCCATAATCTAAGAAAAACAAGTACAAACAAGATATGCCATCCCATGGCATTTCCCATAATAACTCGTTCTACTAAATCAGGATCAGGGTGAAAACTAGAAATCCACTCAATAAAACGTCCTAAGAAATAATTCTTAAGACCCAAATCATAGTACTGAAAATCTCCAGCACCTAAATACCTGGGTTCACGTCCCTTTAATCTCGCCATCAAATAACCCCACTCCTTGGAATGGGGATTGATAGACAAGGCTATTGGACAACCAGACGGGTCCTTCATTGCTTCTTCCATAAAAGTACCCAGATACATCTTCTGAATTATTAAAGATGAAAAATCTCCTGAAGAAAATAATCGTGTCTTACACAAATCATTCTTCTCTTTAGATCTTATTTCATCTTTCAAATTTTCTTCGAACATAACTGGTACAACTTTACCAGACTTAAACAAATCTATTTTCCTCTCTACGTCCCTACGTAAAAGCGGATGTATAGACCTATTTCCTTCTTTATCATAACACAACTGCCGTCGCGTAAAACCTAATCTCTTCCAAAAATAACCAGAAGATGAAGTCATATCTATAGAACTAATATATCCATCAATTCCATAAACTGCTTCATCCAATGACAATATTCGGATGTTTTCAGGATTAAACGTTTTCGGTAAAATATCAGTCAAATTCTTAACTTTAGCAACATATCTTCCTGGACTGTACTGCTTGCCCATCGAAGTCAAAGCAACTTCAAGAGGCGATACACCATTAAACCAAGTCAAATGCGCAGGTTCATCAGTAGATTCACAGACAGGAAAAGTCTGAAAATCTAACAACGAATGACGCAACTGACTCACTTTAGAAATGTATCCTCCCAACTTATTAGGAACATTTCCCAAAACGACAAGACCAGGCTTACAATGTGCTACGGTCAACTCCACAGGAAGTGGGTCGACCGATTCAGGCATGTTAACATAATCTTCGAGATCTGACTTAAACATGGTTACTCCATAACCTATGTCTTGATCGCGATGTCCTGCCATATGAACAGCTACTATTTTACCAGTATTGCGGTGAGTATAAACTACTCCACACAAGCCGGGAAAACTATGTATACCGATCATTTCCAAATCTGTTTCATAAGGCTCATACTCGCTATTAACAATTATCTCTCGAATATTGTTTTCACACGTAAGAGCAGGCTCAACATATACCATAGTAGAATTTACTTCAGGTCGCAACATTTCAACTTTTCCATAAGACGGAAAATTATCAGCGAAATGACCTAAAATATTTCTAACTTTCATATATCCAGGGAATCTCACAACCGCAACGTCACCACGAATTTCCTTCACCATGGGAATATCAGAAAATCTTATTTGAAACGGCTTAGCATGTCTAACCAAACTAATCCATCTCTCATAAGATGCATCTTCATCCCCACGTGATAACATCGTGTGCATAGGTACCAAACCTACTTCTCCTCCAATCATCAAACAAAAACTACTGGTCAAGGGCTCCATAGCCGCAACAACCATAGGATCTGTTCCACGAGGAGCCATTCGACACTCAACAATCTCATAATTATTAGAAATAATTCTATAACCATCATTGTTTGAATGACTAACGACTCTTCCTTTATTTCTCTTCACTTCACGTGCCTTAGTTCTTTTCAAAACTCTGGCACCTCTATTCTTTTGAACTGACGCCGTATCATACTTCGCATGTGCTTTTCTTTCCTCATAAGCACTGGCTGGCATGATAAGACGTATCATCGTAACTAAAGCGTACCATACGACTGTAAACGTTAAAAACTGACACAGAATCAACTGACCCAAACTTCTCCTATTAGTAATCAAGGAAAAAACTTTGGCAATATCGTCTTGGCTTAATGACGCGAATAATCCAGCAGAATCAATAATC